CGGGCGGTCGCCTGTTATCAGATTAAGGGTTCGTATAACGTGCCGATTGCCGCCGCCCTTCGCGTCCCGTTTGAAAGTTCCAAAAGGACTTGGAATCTTGGAAATTAAGGCGTTAGCGGGGAGCGACATCAAACTTTTGTCAAATAATCTTTCCTTAGTCGTCTTTTCGGTCGTGAATGTGTGCCGGGCGAAGAAGTATTGGTCGCGCGTTTCGTGCTGGAGTTTCCTCGCCAGCACAACAAGATTTCGCGCATTATCTTTCGTCCATGCAAGTGCCATATCGTATACCCTTTAATTGTAAGGGTTTATCAACCAATAATCTCTCCCGCGATGCGACCGTCTCTAACCATTGCATTATGTTCATCAGTCTTGCGCCTAAGTTCTGCATAGGGCATTACAGCAAGTTCTTGGGCAGTATAAAGATTCCCATCCGCCTTCAACATGGGGTCTATCCCACTAACGGGGCGGGTAGGTGGACGTCCCTCCCCGGCACGTAATCCAGGCTGAACTTCACCCGCTCTATTAACTGCCGCGATTGTCGCCTCTTGACCTTCACTGAACGCCCCTTCCCGTATCTGTTTCGCAAACGCTTCAAATCCACCAACTTTACGAATCCTGTCCAAATAATGCAAATCCTCGTATCCAACTGGTTTGTAATCTGGATTAGGAATCATCCGTTCAGGATTTTTAGGGTCAGGAATAATTTGCAAAACAAAGGTTTTCCATAGAACATCAGGATCGCCGTCAGGATGTTTTGTCTTAAACAACAACCTTGCATAGTTATCCTGAAGTTTGAAGTCTGCCTCGTTACGTTCAGCGCGTTCAGTCTTAGCGCGCCGTTCACTCTCGCGCATACGATACTGGTCGCGAGCATCCTCCCAATGAACAAAATCATGGTCTTCATCAGTCCCGTCACGGATAGCATCTAAGGAGATACCGCCATATATTTTCTTCTCTGGATTATCTATGCCCTGAACTACCGGCATCACGTTACTTAACGCGGAACGCGCAACTTCAAGTTCACTCTCTAATTCAGCCCTTCGTTGCTGAACCTTTGTCAACTCGGAGCGCATTTCCCTGTAAATAGGATGATGCGGATGTTCTGCATTTTGGACAGGATCACCCAAGAGCTAGAGCTTTGACGCCACTGGATTGAGCGGATGACCGGGCTTTAACCAATCCCCGCCGTCTATATCAGACTTGCGGTAATAATGACCTTCCCAGCCAGCCGGGTCGTTCCACGCGGGCGGTTCTCCAATTCCACTACCATCAGGTTCAAGGGGAGGATTATCGGCAGTTATGCCGGCCGCACCCCGGGCGCCTTCTTTGGTCTTGGATATAAAATACTCGGCGTCTTCATCAGTTATGATATTATCAACGGTGTTGGCATCATACTGGATACCGAGTTCTTTGGCATAGGCTTCTTTGCCTGCCTTAATTTCAGACGGTTCCATTTATAGGAACTCCTTCCGGCGGGCCCCCTTGCGAGGATTGTCCGCCTATTTGTTCACCCTGCGGGCCTCCAAAGGGAGATTGTCCGCCTTGGTTTATAATAGCTGGTGGAGCTATCTTTGCCATCCACCGTTCCTCTACCGCGGCAGCGGTATCCGACGCGTCCGGTAACCCGGAATCACGCAAAATATCCGCCGGATTCAGTATCTCCGCCCCAAAGTTCCGCGCCAAAAATTCGTATAGAACAAGTCTTTCCTCATGCTCCTGACGCTTTTGGGTCGTAACAAACGGGCCGTTCTCAACCTGAATTCCGCTAAAGGAAATACCTTTGCCATACACCTGCTTCAACTTTGCTATTAGCTCGCGCGTAAGTTCTATAAATTGAGGTTTATTATTATCACGACTTGATACCGCCAACGCTTGAGGTAAGTCTAATTGGTCTATCCTGCGCTCTAATATGGCATGAGACCTAAGAACACGAGATTGGTCAAATTCGTCCAACATCGGATATATGGTTATGTTAGTTTGTTCTTTTGCAAGTTCTAAATGTGTCCCTGATTCGCCCGCAAACTCGCCGCGCCCATAAGGTCTGACCGATAATCCCGTATAATTCATAAAGTCTTGGACAGCACCGGTTTCAAGCAGAACTAAATCTTGAAACATATAAGGAGTCATTATATTTTGAGGAAATTGTCCTTCCACCTCATAACTAATTCCAGCCTTATGTCCCCCAGCGTTAAGCTGGGTCAATAACGTAGATGACCCACCTGATTTAGCAACCCAATATTCACCCGACACCGACCTAATTATGAACTCAAGATACTTGGAACGCCGAATGTTCTTCTCCCGTTGCATTCCAATCATACCATAATTATAGCTGGAACACCGCGGAATACATTGCCCGTCCCGAACCGACAGGAACGGCACCGAATCATAATACTGATAAGGTTCTGTGTGTTTGTCCAATAACTGATAGCAATAGGGCATAATAGTCGTCACTTCCATATACTTACGCTCCATCTGCCGGAATGCCATCGTGGGGTTCATCGCCCTTATAATTCGCGCCTGTTCAACCGGCCCCTGAAACTCTCCATAATCCTGTCCCGTCATTGCATCAATCATTACCCTAACATTTTTTGTCTTTCGTTCGGTCAATTCTATAACCGCATACAAATCATTGACCCGTTGCACAACCTGACCGCGAACCGCCGCTATGGGGTCTTTTACTGCTTGTAAATCCTTCCACCATTCTTCTCTTTCATCATTTTGAAACGTCAAAGACTTGGTTTGGGGAAACTTATTCTTAATCTCTTCAGGACGAAAGTAAAATAATCGCGTCTTCCGCCTGCAATCCCGCATCAATGGATCTGTATAATCACTATCATAAAACGTGCAAAACGGATCATCCCTTTCGCTTAAAGTATTACCATAAACGCTTCCAATTTCCTTAAATATATGATAGTTACCTATCCCGCACAGCCCATCGTTAAACACCAAAGAATCAATTACCGCAATTTGACTCGCGTAATCCGAAGCATTTATAATATCACTCGCCAATTTTGCCAAAGCCGGGTCGCCATACATATCAACCGGCTTAACCGTCACTTCCGACCGAGAAGAACGCTGCATACCCGATACATGCGATATATTCGGACGCATAATGTTAATGGTCAAAGGTTCGCGCCGTTGCTTCTTGAAATATGATAGTTCAGCATCCGTCCACTGCCGATCCGCCCTGAAATCTATAACCTTGTTCATCCTAATAAAAAAGTCCATGTATTGACGCACATCATAATCAAATATCGTCAATACCTTAATCACTTCCCTATAACTATCCTCGTTATAAAGTGGATTCCCGTCCTGTCCAACCTGAACCCTTAACGGGTCATCAAACGCCTTGCTGTATTGCCCCCGCGCCTCGTCCAAACCAGACTTAAACTCATCCTGAAAAGTCCGCATTAGACGCACCCCGCCGATGGTGGGTCATACATCCGGTCATATTTATAAGATTCGCGGTGAACCGGATTCATTGATAAATAATACCTCTGAGGATCAATCGCATGTTTGAATAACTCCTCCGGTTTAGTAGTAACGACCATCCCACCTTCTTTATCCTTAACCTTCTCTAACCGGTAGCCCTTCATAGCCTGTGTTGTATTCCTGCAAAATTTGGAATAATTAATTCCCGGACGATTTGTCTCATCTACCGGTCGTTCCTTATTCCAGTAAAGCAACCGCCGGATTAAAGCATGTCCCGCCGCTATCTCCCCCAGCCCATTATCAAGCGAAGGTGCGGACGAAAACGCAGGAAAGTCTTTTGATACAAGGCGCAAAGCATCATTCAACTCATCCATGACATTCATCTTGCCCCAATCCCTTGAAGCAAACGGTTTTGCACCAAAATAGGGGTCTATTGCACAACCCCCAATTTCCAGCCGGATGTGCCGAGCCCGCTCAATTATCGTCCGCGCTAAAACATTCAAAGGTAATGGACGATGCCGCATCCGCTCATAAGGACTACCCGAAAATTCACCATAGTAAAAGTTAGGGAACTCGTCCAATAACCAATGCCGCCCATCCGGCGTAACTACCCAAAATTGCACAAAATCAGGACGCGCGTCATGCGGGTCCATCGCTATATACAACGTTCCCTTAACCGGAACGCCATCCCGCCAAGTGCTGATATTATTCGGATTAAATACGTGAATACGCTCATCAAACATCGGAAAGATAGACCGGTATGTCAATAATGGCTTCCCGTTGATCACCGCTTCATACATCACCGGGTCGCGCTTCGCCTCCTCGTCCATGGCAGAAACTTCTTTATCAGGTATATAACCACCTAAGCTTATAGCATTATCCCACAATGAACCAAAAAATATATCAACATCATCCAGCGGCAACAAACTCCCATCATTACCAACCGTGTATAATATCCCGTCCATCCAAGCCATCATATCATGAGGCGTAAGCGTGAAAACCATCCGCATTTTATAATCCTCACCCACCCCTAACCGCGTCCGGTTCGCCCAATACTGCCGATACGTCAAGCCCTCGTCCACGTGAATTAAATCCTGCGGAACTGACTCCATCTCCTCCGGCTCTTGATTATTTGACTTGAAACTTACAATAGACGACCAGTTTTTACCCCTGCACAACCACCGCCGATCAAATCCCATATTACCCGCCCGCGGCACTATCTCCGTTGATGCCGGCAAAAATGACCGCAACATCGGTT